ATGTAAATTTTGAAGATAATGGAACACTAGGTGATGTTGGAAACATAACAACAATGCCTTCAGTAAACGTAATAAAAATAAAGAAGATTAAATTATGAGATACTGCTTTGATATAGAAACAGATGGATTTTTAGATACAGCGACTAAAGTCCATTGCATTATCTTAAAAGATATAGACAAAAATAAAATACTTCATCTTAATAATGAAGAAGCTGTAAAGAAATTAGAAGAAGCTCAATTAATAATTGGTCACAACATAATCAAGTTTGACATACCAGTTTTAGAAAAGTTTTATAATTTTAAATCAAAAGCAAAAGTTTTTGATACCATAGTAGCAACTAGATTACTATTCCCTGATATTAAAGACCAAGATTTTAAATATAAGAATTTTCCAAGAGACTGTATTGGCAGACACAGCTTGAAAGCGTGGGGTAACAGGGTGGGCGAGTACAAAGAACAGTTTGATACAGATTGGAAAGAATTTAGTGTGGGTATGCTAGAGTATTGTATCCAAGATGTTCAAGTGACTCACACTTTATTCAATATGATTGAGAAAAAAGGTTACTCTCAACAAGCTATGGACTTAGAGCACACTGTAGCTGACATAATATATAAACAAGAACAATATGGTTTTACTTTTAATAAAGAGAAAGCCGAACAATTATATACTAGATTAAATACTAGAAGAATAGAATTAGAAGAACAGTTACAAAAAATATTCTTACCTATAACTGAGAAAAGAATTTCAGAAAAAACTGGTAAACAATTGAAAGATAAGGTTATTATCTTCAATCCAAGTTCACGTCAACACATAGCAGATAGACTTAAAACAAAATACGGTTGGGAAGCTAAAGAGTTTACTAATGATGGTAAACCAAAACTAGATGATACTGTATTAAGTAGACTAGAATATCCTGAAGCAAAAATTTTATGTGAACATTTTTTATTAGATAAAAGAATTGCACAACTAGCGACTGGTACACAAGCATGGTTAAAACGTGAGAACAATGGTAAAATACATGGCACTTGTAATACTAATTCTACAGTAACAGCACGTGCAAGTCATTCGTATCCAAACATGGCACAAGTTCCAAGTGTGTCTGTACCTTTTGGTAAAGAATGTAGAGAATTATTTACTGTACCTACTGGAAAAAAATTAGTTGGTATAGATATATCAGGACTTGAAGTTAGAATGTTAGCTCACTTTATGTCTAAGTATGACAATGGAGATTACACTAAAGTAGTATTAGATGGTGATATACACACAGAGACTCAGAAACTTGCAGGGTTAGAGTCAAGAGATATTGCGAAGCGTTACTACTATTGCTTTTTATATGGTGGTGGCGTTAAACGTATCGCTGAAGTTATAGGTAAAAAAGTTGGTGAAGCCTCAAAGATTAAAAAAAGATTCTTAAATAATTTACCTGCTCTAAGTAAGTTAATAGAGCAAGTACAATTAGCATCAGAAAGAGGACATTTAGTTGGTCTTGATAAAAGAAAAATTAAAGTACGTTCTTCTCATGCCGCACTCAATACACTTTTACAGAGCTCAGGAGCTTTAGTTTGTAAGCAGTGGTTAGTTGAGTTTAATAAATTAATTAAGGATATTCCTCACACTCAACAAGTTGTTTGGGTGCATGATGAGATACAGGTTGAGTGTCTTGAAAAAGATGCAGAAACCGTTGGTAGGTTAGCTGTCAAAGCCATTGAATGTACTGGCGAACACTTCCAATTACGACTCCCTTTAACAGGAGAATTTAAAATCGGTAACAATTGGAGTGAAACACATTAATGCCAAATACAAAGAAAAAGTTTTCGGACTTTGATAAAGATTTGAAGTACGGACAAGACAGAGAAAATAGAGTTGTGTCTATTTTAGATAAAGATAAAACAAAAGTAGAAGTTAAAACTGAAAGAGACTGGTGGTTTAAAACTGGTAACATAGCTATAGAAGTAGAATGTTATGGTAAGCCTTCAGGAATAATGGCTACTAAAGCTGACTACTGGATACACATACTAGCTGATGGACAGAAAGATTATTGCAGAATGATATTTGATGTTTCTACAGTTAAAAGGTTAGCAAAGAAATATATAAAAAACATTAAGAGTGGTGGAGACGGACATCAAAGCAGGTTTGTCTTAGTACCTTTGTCTGAAATATTTTTGAAGAAAAATTTAGACACAAAAAACAAAGAGGAAAATAATAAATGAGTGATAAATATAAAAAGAAAAGAGTATTGTTAATAGATGGTGATATACTTTTATATAAAATAGCACTTAACAATGAGATAGATACACATTGGGGTGACGGTTTATGGACTCTACATTGTGATGAGAAGATTTGTAAAGCAGATGTAGATGCGGTGATAGATGATTTAGGTTCTAGTTTATCCGCAGATGATTATGTTGTTGCATTAACTGATAAGAATAATTTTCGTAAAGATGTTCTTCCTTCTTATAAAAACAACAGAAGAGAAAAGCGTAAACCTATGGTGTTAAAAGCATTACGTGATTACGTTATAGAAAAACACAATGGAGTAGTGTGGAAAAATTTAGAAGCTGATGATGTCTTAGGCATAATGGCTACTGAACCTACTCTACATGAAGAGCGTATTATTGTTAGTATAGATAAAGATTTAAGAACAGTACCTTGTAACTTATCTGCTAATGGTGTTACGATAGAACAAATACCTGAAAGATTAGCTGACTATCAATTCATGGTTCAAACTTTGACAGGAGATAAAGTTGATGGCTATGATGGAATAGAGGGTGTAGGTATAGTGACTGCTGAAAAGTTAATTAAAAAATATACTAATGTTAAACTAAAAGATTTGTGGAAAGTTGTTAAAGGAATCTACAAAGATAAAGGTTACTCAGAAAAAGAAGCATTACAACAAGCTAGAGTAGCTCACATTTTGAGACATGGTGAATACAATAAGAAGACTGGTAAGGTTAAGTTATGGCAGATAAAGTAAAACAACCACCTCATTATTTTAGATATAAAATAGAACCTGTTACTTTCATTATGCAGAATGATATACCTTATGCAGAAGGTAACGCTATTAAATATTTATGTCGTTGGAGATTCAAACACAAAACTAAAGAAGCTCAAATAGAAGATTTAAAAAAAGCTAGACAGTACATTGATTTAATTCTTGAAAAAGAAACTCAATCAGAAATTAAATTAAAACTAGGTAAGGGGGGTGATGCTTGAACATAAACATATTTTAATTAGGGCAACTGTTAAACGTCCACCTATGCAGATAGATACAATCAAAGCATGGGTAAGAAATTTAGTAGGTGACTTAGGTATGAAACCTTTAGGTGAAACTGTTGCTGTCTATGTAGATAAAAAAGGTAACAGAGGTTTAACTTGTATACAAGCTATTGAAACATCACACATAGCATTACATTCATGGGACGAAGATAGTCCTGCTGTTATTCAATTAGATGTCTACACTTGCAGTAAGTTAAATAAAGAAGTTGTATTTAAAGCACTAGATAAGTTTGACCCAATAGAAATTAATTACTTAACAATAGATAGACAAAAATATTTAGACATAAAAAACAAAGATGAGATAAACAATGACAATAGATTATAATAGAGATGAGTTGCTTACTGATTTTGGTAAGACAACATTAAAAGATAGATACCTTTTACCACAAGAAGAGTCACCGCAAGATGGATTTATGAGAGCGGCTAAAGCATTTTCTGATAATGAAGAAATGGCTGAACGTATTTATTCTTATGCCTCTAAACTTTGGTTTATGTATTCAACACCTATTTTATCTAATGGTGGTACTAAAAGAGGTATGCCTATTTCATGCTTTTTAAATTATGTTGGTGATAGTAGAGAAGGATTAACAGGACACTACACAGAGAACGCTTGGTTAGCTTCTGTTGGCGGCGGTATCGGTGGTTACTGGGGACATATTAGAAGTGATGGTACTTCAACATCAGGTGGTTCACAATCATCAGGTTCTATTCCATTTTTACACGTAGTAGATTCAGAAGTATTAGCTTTCTCTCAAGGTAAAACAAGACGTGGTAGTTATGCCGCTTACATGGATATATCTCACCCAGAAATAATTGAGTTTATAGAAATGCGTAAACCTAGTGGGGGTGACATACATAGAAAATGTCTTAACCTTCATCATGGTGTGAATATTTCTAATGAGTTTATGCAGTTAATTGATAACTGTATCAAAGAACCTACTTATGATGACAGTTGGAATCTTGTAGACCCACACACAAAGAAGATTGTAAGAACTGTATCAGCTAGAGAGTTGTGGCAAAAAATATTAGAATGTAGAGTTGCTACTGGTGAGCCTTATGTTTCATTTATAGATACAATCAATGAAGCACTGCCTGAATCACAAAAGAAATTAGGTTTAGAAGTACATCATTCAAACTTATGTACTGAAATAACTTTACCTACAAGTGATAATAGAACAGCAGTATGTTGTCTATCTTCTGTTAATTTAGAAAAGTATGATGAATGGAAAAATGATTCTTTATTCATTCCTGACTTAATTAGATTCTTAGATAATGTCTTACAACATTTTATTGACAACGCACCTGAAGAATTATTTAGAGCAAGATTTAGTGCCAACAATGAAAGAAGTTTAGGATTAGGAGCTATGGGTTTCCATGCTTATCTACAATCTAAAGGAATACCTTTTGAATCTGTATTGGCTAAGTCATTAAATTTAAAAATATTTAAAACAATGAAAGCACAAGCAGTAGAAGAATCTAAAAGACTTGCAATTAAAAGAGGTGAAGCACCAGACATGGAAGGTACTGGTTTACGTAATGCACACTTACTAGCAATTGCACCTAATGCTTCTTCTTCAATTATTTGTGGAACAACATCTCCATCAATAGAACCATACAGAGCTAATGCTTATGTGCAGAAAACTATGTCAGGTTCATTTTTAGTCAAGAATAAATACTTAGAAAAATTATTAGAGAAGAAAGGAATAAATAATGAAAAGACTTGGACTTCAATACTTGCTAATCGTGGCTCAGTATTACATATCAAAGAGTTATCTGATTATGAAAAAGATACTTTTAAAACTGCGATTGAAATTAATCAACAATGGGTAATAGAACATGCCGCAGACAGACAACAATATGTTTGTCAAGGTCAATCAGTTAATGTGTTTGTACCTGCTGATGTGAATGTAAAAGAGCTACATGATATACACATGTTAGCTTGGAAAAGAAAATTAAAAACATTATACTACTGTCGTTCAGAAGCTATTAAACGTGCAGAGTTAGTGTCTAAAAAAATAGAAAGAACAATCATACCTGAAGCTGATTGCTTGGCATGTGAGGGATAATGGACAAGTTATCTTTATTACTTATAGCTTTGTTAAGTAGTTACATGGGATATGTATTTGTATTAGCAGTTATTAATACTGTGTGTGATTGTATTTGAAAGGAAACATGAAAAAACTAATTAAACAATTAAGCGTTTTATCTCTTTACTATAGAGAAGGAATAGTTTGGGGTTGGATAGGATTTTTATTAGGAATACTAATAGGTATGTGGATATGACAGACAGTAGTATATTTGATGGAATGGATAAACCACGTAGAAAAAGACGTAGAAGAAAGACACCAAAACAAACTGTACTGTGGACTGTCTACCACACTATCTTAGCATTAGAATTATTAGTTATAATTATAATAGAAGGGTTGGAGTTG